GCCCGTTTTTTTGTGTACATCCGGTACCCCCTAGTTGTAAAACGCCCTCAGGCTCGCTCAAAAGAGAAAGTACCAAAGAGAAAGAGTGAGTAAGAGGGTTGTTTACACATAATGGTTAATTGAATCATAATGCTTATAACTCTTATTACTCATTACTCATTACTCATTATTGAGTTCTATATAAGGCTAGGTTTTTCTAGGTTATTGAACCTAGTCGGTTATGAAACCTAAAAAAACCTAGTAGGTTTATTTCTTGACAAAAAGATTCCCGAGCAGGCGGATCACGGAATCCTCCACTTTCTTGTCGAACTCGTGCTCCGGCGAGCCGCTGTCGTAATCGCTCTTGTTTACAGGGGACGTCCCCTTCATGTCGGCGAGAGTGATGTCCGGGAATTCGTCGCCGAACAGTTCCCTGAAAGTCATGCCCATCTTCAGGAGCTGCACGCACATCTCGTGCGTGGGCGACCTGACTCCGGAATTCCACGAGGATATGGCTCCCTGAGTGAGACCCAGCGTCTTCGCCAGCTCCGTCTGGTTCTTTATGCCCTTCCTCTCCATAAATTCGTTGATGCGTATCATTGAATGTAAAATAGAATTTTACAACAAAAAGTGTTAATACCTATTGCTTTTTATCACAAAATGTTGTATTATTTATAACAAATAGTGATAATCACGACAAAATGTGATAAAAACAACAGGAAGAAGAAATGGCAGAATCACTCAGCATAAGGCTCCAGCCGCAAAGCGTAGACATCATCGAGCGCATTGCGGAGAAGAGACGCGAAAACGACGGCATCAAGGATTCCAAGAGCAGGATCGTCGCCGAGGCCGTAAAGAAACTTGCCGACCAGGAACTGAAGGGATGAAGGAATCCTTCTTCGTAAAGCTCATGTTCAAGGACTACATCGCACACTACAGGAAGCTCACGCCGGACCAGGCTGCGGCTGACGTGGCGGAGTCGATGGAAGCCCTCGAGACATGCGACCCGAAGGGAAATTCCTTCGGCGCCAAGCTGGTGCGCATGGCGATGGACCGCGCGAATTCCGCAGCGGCGATAGCATCGCGCAACAACGGCAACGCCGGCGGAAGGCCGCTGAAGCTACCGACATGGGAAGAATTCCTCAGGTACGTGAACATGCACGGCATGGACTATACCGACGCCCGCCAATGGTGGGAGATGTCCATCGTCGACAGGAAGGGCAAGGACAGGGACGGGAAACCGATAAAGAACTGGATCGTCATGCTGCGCAACTTCTGCGCCGCAAAGCAGGAAAAGAGGTCCGCATGAAAACTCTCGAAAAGGAAAAGGACATCGCCGGCATGCACTCGCTGTGCCGCGAACTCGCCGCCAAATATCTCGGAATGTCGCTGTCGAAGCTCGACAAGCACCTCGCCGCATGCAGGTCCGAGAAGCACAAGCCAAAAATCATGGTGAAGTACATCCAGTACGAGAAGCACGCGCCGGTATGGTTCCCGGTCCCGTGGCTCGACGAATTCATCCAGGCCGTAGCGGCCAACGGAGGCGCCGTATGAGCGAGAAGGTATACAAGAGCACCAAGTCCAACAGCCGGTTCGTCGTGCGCGGAGAACCTAACAGGGCCTACCTGGTGGCCGAAGGCGAAGCCGCGACCAATTCCAAGGTGCTGAAGGAATGCGAACGCGTCCGCCGCGAGGGAGGTTCCTTCGCCACGGTCGAGTGGATCGCGCGACAGCTTTCGAGAACCTACTAGACACTGAAAACAGGAGAAACCTATGACAATGGACGATTTCAGGATTCTGCAGGAGCAGCACGAGGAGAACCGCAAGGCACTCCTCGGCACGGCCTGCATGGTCGCCGACCTCGTGGAGGAAGGAAGGGAAGTATACCCGGACGCCAGGGAGGCGTTCGTCCGAGCGAAGAAGGCGTACCTCGCATCGGAAATGGACATCAAGTACGCGTTCGAACTCGAAATGAAGGAGCTGGCAGATGCCTGAAGGAAACAACACCCGGAAACTCACTAATTCCATGCGAAACAAGTTCGCGTCATGTCACCGCGCGTACAAGATCGCGTACAACGACCTTATCCGCCCCGCCGTGGAATCGGACGCCCTCTCGTTCGGTACCGCCATGCACGCGCTTCTCGAGAAGTACTGGAGCCGACAGGGAGTGACCGAAGCCGACTACGCGAAGGCCAAGGACGAGTACACCGCCAAGACCCTGCAGGCACTCTTCGAGGGATACTGCGAGAAGTACATGAACAGCGACTTCGATTTCTACATCCCCGAAGGTGTCGAGGTCGGCTTCGAGGCGCCGCTCATGAACCCGGAAACCGGCGGCATCTCGAAGACGTGGGTCCTCGCGGGAAAGATTGACGCCATCGCCACCGAGAAGGAATCCGGGCGAACCGTAATCATCGAGCACAAGACCACCTCCCAGGACATCGGGCCCGGTTCCGACTACTGGAAGAAGATTCCCATCGACGGACAGGTGTCCGGATACTACGTCGGCGCCAAGACTCTCGGCTTCGAGGCCCAGGACTGCGTGTACGACGTAATCCGCAAGCCTTCCATCTATCCTTCCAAAAGCATTCCAGTCCTTGACGAGGAAGGTCTCAAGATTGCCGTGTACGAGGACAGCGGCGAACGCGCCTACCTGAAGAACGGCAAGCCGAGGCAGAGCGCTTCCAAGGAGGACGGCATCGTCCTGATGGTCCGCGAGGAGACTCCCCAGGAATGGTTCTACCGCCTCAAGGAAGACATCGCGGCAAAGCCGGACTGGTATTTCGCCCGCCTGAACGTGGCGCGCAGTTCCGACGACCTCGCCGAGTACCTCTTCGACATGTGGGCGGTGGGCCGAGAAATCGCGGACGCGGAACGTCTCGGGCGCTTCAGCCGCAATCCGCAGGCTTGCTCCGTTTACGGAACCTGCGAATACTTCGACGTATGCACGGGATGCGCGTCCCTCGACGACGTGAACCTCTTCAAGAAAATCGACACGCCGAACCCCGAACTTCAATAACCAACACTAAACAGAAGGAAAACGAAAATGTCATTACTCGACAACATCAAGAAAGGACAGAAACCCCGCGCACCGCGCATCATGCTTATCGGCGTGGAGGGCGTGGGCAAGTCCACCGCCGGCGCGGCAATGCCGGACCCCATCTTCATCTGCGGCGAGGACGGTCTCGTCGGGCCGCAGTTCCAGGACACGCAGTCCTTCGCCCCGTCCAACTGGGAAGAAATCCTCAAGTTCCTCGACGAGCTAGCCCAGGATTCCAACGGCTTCAAGTCCGTGGTAATCGACACCCTCGACTGGGTAGAACCGATGCTCTACTCCTACGTATGCACGAAGGCCGGACACAAGAATATCGAGGACTTCGGATACGGGAAGGGCTACGTGGTCGCCCAACAGGAAGCCCGTCAGCTCCTCTCCAGGCTAGACAAGCTGAACGCCGCCGGAATAGCCGTGCTTATCCTGTGCCATAGCCAGATCAAGACCGTGAAGAACCCGGTGGGCGACGACTACGACCACTTCGAGGCGAAGGTGAACATGAAGATCGGCGGCATCTTCAAGGAATGGTGCGACGCCGTGCTGTTCGCCCAGTTCGACATGTACACCCGCAAGGACGGCATGCGCTCGAAGGCGTACGGCGGAGACGGGCGAATCGTCCAGACGACGCACAGCGCCGCATGGGACGCCAAGAACCGCTACGGGCTCCCCGAGGTGATGCCGCTTGATATGGGCGCCATCATGGACGCCATCACCGGCGGGAAGAAGGACGCCGAGGACCTGGAAGCGCTGAAGAAGGAATTCCTGGGCTACACGAAGAACATGAAGGCGGACATCGCGGAGAAGGCGCGCAAGTGGCTCGAATCCGGCAAGTGGATACCGGAACAGCTCGCGCAGAAGGTCAACTCCTACCGCGTCAAGAACAACATCAACGTAACCGAAAAGAAGGAGGCCGACAATGGCTAACTATTCCGCAGAAATCGTCTCCACGTCGCTCGCGGAGTCCAAGGAGAAGCATACTCCGAGCGTGCGCGTGCAACTGAAGACAATCCGCAACCTCGACACCGACACCGATGTCGAACGCCAGTTCATCACCGACCTGTGGCTTTCCGACAACGCCGTCGAACGCACCGTGAAGACGTTGCGCGATATCGGGTTCCAGGGAAGCTCCATGATGGACCTGAACTATCCAGAGACCATGGCCGGGCTCATGTGCGAAATCTCGACCGAGATGCAGGAGTACAACGGCAACACCCAGGAACGCGTGAAGTTCGTCAACAAGACCGGCAGCTTCGCGTCAAGGGGACTCCGTAGCGCACCCGAGGACATGGCCCGCTCCATCGCGCAGCGCTACGACGCGTGCCTCCGTTCGGGCAAGTTCCACAAGCCGGCGCAGGCTAACGCCAACTACGGGCGCCAGCGCGTGCAGCAGAAACCGGCACCGCAGCCCCAGCAGACCGTTGAGGAGGACGACGACCTACCGTTTTGATGCGGGCCTCCTCCTTGGCCTTAGTGACACCCGGCCCGGAGGTGGAGCATCGAATCCGGGCAACCCTTAACCAAACGAGTCAGTACAGCTTCACACTTCCACACAAGACTCCGAAGACAACTGGAAGTGTACGGCAAGTCTGGTAGACGGCGGTGCATTCTGCGAGCATCGTCTCGCGGGTCCGACTCCCGCGATTGCCGCTAAGGCTACAACACACCATCAACAAAGGAGCCATTATGGCAACGAAGAACACGAAGAAGGAAGAAACGCCGGAACAGGAAACGCCGAAAATCGACGTGACCGAAGTACCGGAAACCAAGCAGGCGGAGGAAGCTGCCGAAGCGGTGAAAGAAGAAACGACCGCCGAGGATGCGCCGAAGAAGAAGTACGGACCGATCGACTACGTGGAGAAGGCTATCCAGCTTCTCGAGGCTGAACCGGCGTGTCACGAATACGAAACCGCGCTGAAGATGCTCGACGGCGCACGGATTTTCATCAACAAGAAAGGAGGTTAATATGCCCTGTGGCGGTAAGAAGACCGGCGGCAAGCGTCCGCCGAAGAAGTAACGAAACGCCATGCACCCCGCTCACAACGACAACGGCTACTACTCGGGAGTGCATGGCAAAATTTCAACACTAAAAAAGGATGGATACACATGGAACGAATCGAACGCGGATGGGC